CGGTTTTAAGATCTATATCTGATTCAGGCAGATCTATAATCCCAACCGCTCTGAGTTTAGATGTTATCTCTTCATCAGAACGGATAATCATATTTATTATGTCGGCCTCTACCGCGGTGCCCGTGGCGGTCCCCGCTTCCAAATATACGTCATCCGTTGTACAATATGCCATTTATGCGGCCTCCAACCATCCTCTGTATGATCCCGTGCATATTGCATTTGCGTTCCCGGCATCTCCAGTCGCGGTGATTTTTATATCGGCCCCCGCACAGATTTTTATGGGAACGTCAAGAGTAATTAATTGCGCGCCATCGGATATTCCCACCTCATAATATGGATAAAATATGTCAGTTACAGCGTCTTCAAAATCGTTATATGTTGCTTTAAACTGGAATTCACAGAAACGGCCTGCCGTTGAATATCCACAGGAGAATGAGAGTTGAGTTACATAAAGACATTTGTCTTTAGGTACCGTGTATATCGACGTGCGCGCCCTGTTGTTTCCAATTGCAATCCGAGAATAGATAGGGGTGTCGGTTAGGTGCCTAATATCAATTGTCCCCGCCGAATATCCTCCATCCCCCGCGGTCATAACCCTAAACGCATTTATCCGGTATATGTCGGTTGCATCTGTTTCCACAGGAGTAATCCCATCAAGGGTGACAGTCTCCGTGTGCTCCTCAAATCCAGAATCAAGATACCAAATTTTCACAGTGCGCGCGCCCGTGCCCGCTGCCGCATCGTCGGCGCTAGATGAAACAATCTCCATCCTCTGCTCAGTTGTAGGGAATACATATAGCCCCCCTGCAGACCAGAGATCCTCTGCACCTGCATCTATATCTGGGTTATACCCCGTTTTAAATAGAGGCGTGTTGCCAGAGATATGTCCCAGTGCTATGTCATATCCAAATCTGGTACATGACATCCGAGGTTTGAGATCCGCTAACGGTACGTTGGCTAGTGCCGCTTGGATCGGATTCCCTGAGTTAATGACTGCGCCATTTTCGTCGACGATAATTATATAATCTGTGTTTTTGCCCCCTACACGATCAAAAATATATCCGGCCATATCAGAGCCCCCTTAAAATCCTCCGGCATTATAGATTATCATGATCGTGGGAGTTAAAATCCTCCGGCATTATAGATTATCATGATCGTGGGAGTCTCTGCCTCAGACCACGCAATTGTCTGGACATGACCCTCAGCTCCAAGCGCCTCTATAAATGTCTTGGCGTCCGCTACCGCCGTCCTTCCGGTATAAACCTGTACGCCATAAACAACCCCTACCATTATTCATTCCTCCTAAAAAAAGGATAAAGGATTATCCTACCTGTGCATAGGTCATGCGCGGATCCATCTGTGTTCCGCCGATTACATCGCGCACCCGGTAAAAGATATTATCCGTCTCGAAATCGCCAGAGAATGGACTGGTAAGCGCGCCGCCGCCAACAGCGACTTTGTTACTGGCTTTCATCACAACCTCAGGAGTTTCATGCCCTCTGAGATGTCCAACCTCTACTGCCGCTCCACGGCTTGGGTCTGCAAATAGGTACCAGGTCGTATCTCCAGCAGTTGTATCGATATACGGCAACCATTCATTGATCCTTAGTTGTAATCCAGTCTGTGGTAAAACGTTGGTTGTCGGCATTGGAACTCCGCCGCCCGCGCCAACCTCTGTCCACTGCTTTACAGTTGATGTCAGTATTGCCCTTGCAGTTAACTCTAACTGTGGGGGTACAACCAAATATTTAGGTCGAACACGCACGGTTTTTCCCAGGGTATTTGTCTGTGCGGCCATCAATCCAAGAGTAGTCTCCAAATTGGCAATTGTCAGCGGAAGCGCGCCAAGATTGGTTACCTCCTGACCGCAATCGGTGATTGTGTCACCATATAAAGCTGCATTCGGTGCTGCAGCCCCGGCAATCAGTGAGGTTGCGAAATGTGCTTCGGTATCTTTCGCAGAATTCGCCATCTCAGTGGGCATATCATTAAACGCGCCTAGTGCGTCACTAATAACCGCTTCCCAGGCAATATCAAACTGTCGCCCGTATTTGTCCACAGAGTACTCGTATCTGCAATTTGTCGGCTTGAACGGTTTATATTCCCCTTTCTGTGGGACTTTGGGCAATAGCGGATCTTTTCCGACTACTTTCTCCCGGCGGACTGTGTTAAAGTCGCCCACCGTGCCGATCTTGACGTAATCTCTCCAATTATAGATAGGTTCATCTGGCGCGCGGTAATTCGCGAGCAACTGCCGATCGATGACCTGTCCGAACAGGTACGGGAAATCAGTTGTGGTTATCGCTTCTTCAAGTTTAGCTGCGTGCTGGCGAGGAGACAGCTGCTCTGAGTTTCTACAGAGGTTTAGGGTCCTGGCAAGCGCGCGTTCGTCTACATGGTTGTTGACCAGTTTATACCCGTCCCAATTTTCCATGAATGTTAAAAATTCTTCAGTCATTTTTTAGTTCTCCTTTATTTATGCCCTCTTCAAGCTGATTTAAAGTCACAGCGCCCTCTTTGACTGCCAGATATGTTTCAAAATCTCTCAATGCCTGCCGACAGGTAGATACTACTATTTCCAGATCACCTATTGCGAGATCAATAATCTTTGTCCTATCTTCAATCGCATCTGTCTGTCTGGATAGTTGGTATTTCTCATATGCCAACTGTCCGATCTGAGCAGTGCTCTTTTCAATCCGGGCTTGCTGTTCCTTATAAAAATCCATCTATGCCTGAGCCTCCGAGACCATGATATACCGCACATCGCCGTTGATGATTACCCTTAATGCGTGATCGGGAGTATCTGTATTCGCTGCATACTGGACTGCAGAAAGCCCCGCAAATTCAAAGACATTATCGGCCGTTGCTTTGCCGGTTGCATCGCCAGCCATTACAAACCTGTGGATGCTGTGAACCGTTGCCGCGCCGAAATCAGTAGAGTCTCCTTCCGCCCATAGTTCCGACATGCCCCCTGCAATTGTGGCAAATGCCGCCCGATCAGGCATCATCAGGGTTGCGCGATGCCCAACTCCAAGGCCAGTTATTGTGCCATCGGTATCAAATTCCAGTCCGGAATGTCCACCATGCGCGGTTACAACTCCTACTGCCTCAACTATTGTCCGGTTCCGGAGCGCTTCTCCAGATGATCCTATCCCATTGAGACTGAGGGCAATATATTCGCCGCGCACGTCCCCGCTAGTTGCAGTTGACCTGTACCGATATTCGCGCGCAGTTGCAAGAGTCCCGATTGCCAGAGGTGCTGCAGAGGTCCCCACTTTTGTTAGCGCATCGTCCGGATTCGCATGCACTTTCACTGCGACCACAGACGTTGCACCTGCGACAACGGGCCCTAATGCATAGCCAAAGCGCTGCTGCGTTGCCTGGTCACTATTCTTTGACAGGATCGCAGTTGTTTTGTTAATGAAGATCTCATCTCCGTATGCAACCACGCTGTTGCCAGCTGCATCCGTCCCGACTACTGTCAGAAACCAAATACCCTCAGTATCAATTGCGATAAGGTCCGTTGCGGCTGCCGCACTTGAAAACGCGACTCCTACAATGTTTTCTCCGTGGAGAACCGGATCGCCCCCGTCTACAAACCCATCTGTGTGAGATGGATGAGTCAGTTCTGATTCTACAATGGTGAGGTGCCGCCCTTCATACGTCGAAGAGCCCTCACTCCCTGCTGATTCATTTGTTGCGTCGTATTCGCACATATTTATCTACCTCCTGCTGCTAATTCAGCCAGTTTGCCTGCATCTTCAAGCGATCGGCCCATAGCCACATAAGACGCCGTAAATGATTCTACAAGCGCTTTGTGGCCGTCTTCGGTATTTTTGCCTGTGCTTGTGCCCCCGTTCCCGGTGATTTTTCCGCCGGTTTCTTTCAGGATTGCTTCAATCTCGGCTGTCTTTGCTTCAATTGCTTTTGATACCGTCTTTTCAAATTCGATTGCATCAATAGTGCCATCCTCGTTGTGCGTGACCTGCATGAGCAGAGACTCTTCAAGGATCTTTTTAGATGCATCTGGCAGTTTAGCTTCAGATAATTTCTCTGATATAAACTCCTTTGCCGCGCCCTCTGCAAGTTTCTTTTTGAGGTCTGCATTCTCCTCTTTGATTGTTTTTATTTCGGTCTTAGCATCGGCGATCTCTTTTAAGACCGCTTTGCCGTCGTCTGCATTCTGGATCTCTTTAATAAGCTCCTCTTTCAGCTCAAGTATAAGTCCGGAATGATTCGCCTTTATTTCTTTTAACGTCAATTTTTCAGGCATGTTTGCCCCCTTTTTCTTTATTTCGGTGTTTCTGGTTGCAATTTCAGAAAACATCGCGCGATACCTGCCCCCAGCTCCCGGAACTGTCACAAAATCAACTGTATTTGTCGGGTGAGCGATCAGTTCTTTGATGATCGGACCCTTTTTACCGTCGGCTTCTCCCATCTCAGACATGCCAGAAACATAATGCGAGATCCCGATATGGCCATCCATTGCTTTGATGTCCTCAATAAATTGAGGCATAATGCGAGCTTTGGCATAGATCCCTGGGCCGTCCCAACCATTAGTTTCATAATGCCCGGCTTCGGTAAATACACCCGCCAGAGGGGATTCTCCTTTGATTGTTCGGCCGGGTTGCTCTTCCGAGGCAGTCCGGGATGGATGATCGATATGCATATGCATCCCTTCGGGATAGACATTATCTAAGCAGGCCTTCTGCAAGACGGCTTCAGAGTAATACCCAGAGGAGCCCCATCCAGGCGCAATTACATGGATGTCGATTTGTAACCCGCCTTTAGCTTCAATTAGGCGGAATCTAGCAGCGGAGCTGTCAAAAATAGATTGAGAGAGCGTTCAGGCACCCCCTCCTTTAGAAATCATCCTCTAAAAATAGATATTGTATAGTATATATTAGTTTGTTGGCTCTATAGAGGTAAAATAGGGTTATTGGTATCGTATTTGTTTCATCTTTTAGTCCTCCATAGGAATTCTATATTCCCGCCCGATTTTCTCAGCCTTTATTCGTCCTTTGCTAATCTCCGCCCGGACTACCCGGGCAGTTACGCGCTTGAGTGCTGCGTATTCTGCTACTGTTAAATATTTCATTCCCAGGCCTCCGTAAAATCACTATCCTTAAATAATTCGGCTAGTCCACCTACTTGTTTTAATCTTAATACTTCATCGGGTTCCATACCCAGCTCTTTGCCTATTTTTTTGTCATTCCAATTCCGCTTTGAGAGTGCGATCACAATATCTGACATCTTACCTACCTGATGTTTTCCTCTGGCCCGATTATGTCTGATAGTAGATGCTACCCGATCATTCTGATCTGTTCGATCTTTGTTAATTATAACCACTGGTAAATGTGTCATACCAAGCTCTTTTCCGACCAAATGTCGATGGAACCCATCAACCACCTCATAGTGATCATCATGTGCCCACACCACAATTGGTTGTGTAAATCCATCTGATTCTATGCTGATCTTAAGTAGCTCCATCTCAGGGCGGGCTACAGCATTAGGGTTATAGTCGTTCGCGTGCACAGTTTCAACCGGCACCCATTGTACATTTGATACCGGGTGCGCTGCGGGGTCGTTTATATTAGTTTCCATTTTAATCACTCATTAAAGTAACATATTTTTTGAATCGTTTTTTTTCTATAAATCCCAGGTTAAGATATATTTTATCAAGAATTCCTATTTTACATGTGATTTTTACGGGCTTGTCTGATTGGTTATATTCATCTCTAGTTGCTCTGAGTTTAATATATACCCCTTTGTTACGGTATGCCCGGAAGATATAGTCACACAGATATTCTATGTATGACTTCCTATTCTGCAAACTACAAAAACCAACAAGTTGATTATTATTTAATGCTAAAAACCAAACTCTGCCGGGTTCATTATAAAGATATGGTAATTCTGTTCTTACATCCCGCATTGCAAAAACCACTCCCATATATGAATAAAATTCACGTTTGTCACACGCATCATCATAAATTTTTATATCAAATTCCATTTATTCCTCCTGTTTCTCATGACCTTACAATAATTAGTATATGCATCTGATTTTGTTTGGGTAAATGACAATCCTTTACACCAATAATCATTACGCAATAATGCTTTGCAAATTCGTTTCCAGCTCGGATCTCCTTTTTGCATTGTTCCATCATCCGGGATTCCTTGCGAATATCCTCTGTCGGAATACCAATGTAAGAATACAGCTATCTTGTTCTTGTAATGTTCGCGGGTGTTCTCCGGCATTGTTTCCAGAAGTAGCATGCTGAAACTCTCCCACGTGTGCCCTCCCGGAAGAGTAATCTTTCCAACACCTAGAATATTGCCGGTATTCTGTGCGTAAAGTGCGCCCTGGTTCGCCCCGTTAACTCTAGCTACAACTTTAGCCCATGTTTCAGGCTCGATAATCTGGAACAGCCATAATCCCTTACGCTGATCATCTCCATATGGCTGACAGATGCGCATTTGATGGAGCGTAAGACCTGCCTGATGCATTCTGTCGTATAATTTGTTGTAAGGCAATTTAGGATATTTGCCATGGTAAGTCCACACGTCCTTTGCATGCCAGTCATAGATGGGATAGATGTTATACAGTGCCTTTGAGCACCACGTAGTGTAACATTTTCCGTCCATGCAAGTCTTTTTACCCCCTGCAATGGTGCGCCATCTGTTCAGGCTCTCGCGGGTTCTGATGCCTACAAAACAGGCTGTGAGTTTGTCCTGACTATACCAATGCCCAAAGTCAGGCACAAACTCTTCAAATTCCATTCCATCGCGGAAGAACGGGAAAAAATCTTCATCTTGGATCGCCATCTTTGGCGCCTGTCGTATCCAGTCTCCTTTACACTCACGGTCCCAACATTTCCATTGTGGTTGATACATACTAACAGCGTTCCGCAGGTGAATAGGCAGAGCAATCCAAAAAGGTTCTATATACTCCGCATAGAGATCATAACATTCCTGGATATGATCAATTGTCAGCTTATATTGGCCTTCAAGGTCCACAAACAGCACGCCAATCTTCTTGTCGCGCTTGATTGCCTCTACCATGACAAGATGGAGCATAACCGTGCTGTCCTTTCCACCCGAAAAACTTAGATAAATTTTGGGGAAATTATCAAACGTCCACGAGATGCGTTCACATGCAGCTTTAAGAACGTTAATCCCTAAATATTCTCGTTCTTTGTAAACCATTCTTTTACCTTTCCTTCTAATACTTTGATTATTTTTCCATCATCCATTACTTTGCAAAAATATCTCTCATTTTTTGACCAATTTAATGGTAGGTATACTTCATAAAAAGAACCAGATTCCAACAAATACCATGAATAAATACCTCGCGTGCCTTTACTGTTGGCACGTGAATAATCTATATTACATTTCAAAAAATCACGAAAGAGTTTGTTATTGGGTGTAACCCCTGTGATTTTTGCAACCCAATGGGTTCTTATTTTTCCGTATATTTCGATATTCTCAATCGAAATTGTGGCTTTCATAAAATTGGGTTAGTTTTCCCCAATTCTGTAAGGTTCTGCAAAATCCGGGCGCTTGTTTTGGCTCATCTGTTCAAGGGCCACAATATAGTCCCTTATAAGATCATGAATCTCTGTAGGGGGGTATTTCCGTTCCTGATGCATATGTGACTGTCCTTGTAATGGGCACCCACATATTACTGACTGTGGATCTTCACCATATTTTTCATTGACTCTCCACGATGCACGCATAAGATATACACCCTCTATGTTGTAGATGCACAAAGACGAGTTATTCCTAAACGACGCCCCCCAGTTTTTCCCAACAGGGATTCCCATAATCCAGCTCTCTATTTCTTCAGTTTCCATATCACACATCTCCTGTGTCTACATATTACTCTGTCATAAGAGTATATATAGGTTATTATTAGTAACCAAAAGAGAAGATTATTGTTTTTGTTGTACTATATGCCAGCACCGGCAACCCGGGAACCGGGGCGGGTGCAGGTGCCCTGAAGGGAAATCCTGTTCGAATGGTATCCATCCTGCGTCTGTATTTGCCTGGCATTCTGGTGTCACAAGTTCGTCGCCTGAATTTTCCCACATTTTCTCAAGCACAATCCCAGTATCCACCATCTGTTGTTCGGAGAGATACGACCCTGCCTCATATGCCTGTGCTGACTCATGGGTAGCGATCAACTGTGCCCGATATTTAGAAAAGGTACTAAACCGCGCTCTGATTTGCGATGCCGTCTTATTATAACTCTGGCCCGTGTCAAGTGCCCGTGTCAGAATGGTCTGAATTTGTTTCTGAGAT